GCGCCGACAACCGCGCCGGGTTTTTCTTTGCCGGGATTTTCTGGGAAGAATACCGGGGCACGGTCAACGGCGTGCCGTTTGTCGCAGACGGCGAAGCCCACTTGGTGCCCAGCGGCGTGCCTGACTTGTTTACCACGTTTTATGCGCCGGCGGACTACATGGAAACCGTGAACACCACGGGCCTTGCGTACTACGCCAAGCAGGAGCCGATGCCCTTCAACAAGGGCGTGATGGTGGAGGCGCAAAGCAACCCGCTGTCGATCTGCACCCGGCCTGCCGTGCCTGTGCGGCTGCTGGCGGCCTAATGGGCGGCGCCTTTGAGCGCCTAGGCAAAAGCGTTCTGCGGCATTTGGGGCAGGACGCTTTTTTGCTTCAAGGGGCTACCTCGATCCCGACGCGGGTGAATGTGGAACGCGGCGTAGAGCTGATGGGCCAGTACAACGACGCGGTGATGCTACGCGACGTGGCCAGCATCGAGGCGGCCCTACAGCCCAAAGTGGGTGACCGGCTGCAACACCCGATGGGCAATTACGTGCTCGATGGCCTGCTGCTGAACAATGGCCAGATCATGCGCTTTACCTTGCAGCCGGCGCCATGAGCCTGACCATCCGCTTCGACACCACTGCGCTGACCAAGGCAGCGGAGCGGCTGGCCACGCTTGACACCCAGACGCTGCGCCAGATGCGCGAGGCGGCGGTGGAGCAGGTATCGACGGCCACGCACAAGACGGCCAAAGATGAGGCGCTGCGGCAACTGAACCTGCCGCCGGGCTACGTGAATGACGCCATTGCACGCCAGAAGGGGCCACGGCAACCGCTGCTGACGCGGGACACGGTGGTTTCGGAAGTGCGAGGCACGACGCTGCAACGGTTCATCGGGGCGCGCATCAACACGGCGCCGGTGAATTGGTCGAACGAGCGCATTGAGGGCATGGGCAAGAAGTTTGGCCCTTGGCCGGGATGGACGCGGCGCACGGGCGATGCCATGCGCGGCATACCCGAAGGCCAGAAGGCGGCGGGCTTCACGGTGGACGTAAACCGCAAGGGCGACAAGACGATTCAAGGTGTTTTCACGCTGCCCCTGAAAACCGCTGGCGGCTTTGGTGTGTTCCGGCCCGGCCCAACCAAAAACAAGCCCGTGCACCTGTACGGCCCCAGCCCGTTCCAAGTGTTCCGGCGCCACATCAACGACAACCGCGACCAGATCATGGCCGATCTGGAAGCCAGTTTTCTGCAACACCTTGACGCCAAGCTGAGAACCCTATGAGCATTTTCACGACTTCGCAAGCGGTGGCTGATGAGGTGGCCGCACGGCTGGCGCGAATCAGCCGGGCCAATGGCTTCGAGACGGATATAGGGCTGCGCTTGTTCAAGGGCCGCAAGGCGATTGACGACGCGCAGATTCCGTGCTGCGTGCTGATCGAGGGCACCGACACGGCCACCGACCGACCAGGGCGCTTGCCTTCGGTGAGTATCCGGCAGCGCTACATGGCGGCGGCCTACGTGACGTGCGACCCCAACAACCCCAACCTAGCGGCCCATGCGGCGGTGCGCGACGTGAAGCGGGCGATCTTTGCTGGTGACGCGAGCTTTGGCGGCAAGGTGCTGCGGGTGGCGTATGCGGGGCGCGATATTGGCGTGCGCGCCGATGGTTCGCCCACGGTGTATGTGTCGGTGGAGATTGACGTCGATTTTGTTGAGGACTTGAGCAACCCGTAGGCGACATGCGCCCGCAGGCGCGCAAGCGGGGAATTGATCACACTGTGGGCATTGGTGGGCCAGGCTTGGCCTGATTGTCAATCCCCTAGGCGGGGCATTTTTGGAGTACAGCATGGCAGCACGCGGATTTTTGGGCGCTGGCGATTTGTATATCGCCCGATTCAACGAAACCACTCAGGCATTTGGCGGTTTCACCGGGCCTTTTGAGGCATCGAGCTTCGAGATTCAGCCCAACGTGGAACTGCTGGAAATGCAGTCGCGTGGCCGTGACACCTACGGGCAGGTGATTGAGTCGGTGCCGCTGCCGCAGCCGTCGGACTTCACGCTGGTGCTGTCGGAAGTGAACCGCCAAGCCCTGACCATGGCCCTGATGGGGGCCGAGAGCACGATCAACCAAGCATCGGGCACCTGGACGGCGGCCTCGATCACGATCGGCCAAAAGGGCGAATGGTTCGACCTGGGCAGCCAGAACGTGGCCGCTGCCGGATTTTCCCTGACCAACGTGGGCGCGACCGTGACCTACGTGCTGGGCACCGACTACGAGATCAACTACCGCATGGGCTGGATCAAGGTGCTGCCGGGTTCGGCGATTGCCCACGGTGCGAGCTTGCGCGTGACGGGCACCTTTGGCGCGGTGGGCGGCACGCTGATTCGCGGCGCCGTGAGCAACCAAGTGCGCGCACGCTTCCGCTTGGATGGCGTCAACTTCGTGGACAAGTCGCCGGTTGAAGTGGATGTGCACGAAGCCGTGCTGTCGCCCGAATCGGCCTTCGATTTTCTGTCGAACGAGTTTGCATCCATCACCCTGACTGGACGCCTGAAAACCCCGGTGGGCCGCAACGAGCCCTTCACCGTGAAGATGCTGAACCCGGCCTGATTTACCCCTGCTGCTGACGGTGGGTTTAGTGGGCGCTGATGCGCCCATTTTTTTCGAGTAAAAGGCAATGGCACAGCAAAACCGACGGGAAATCGAACTTGCGCTAGAAATTACCACGGCCAATGCCGAGGCGCTGGGCAAGCTGCGCGAAGAAGTCAAGGAGCTGGGCAAGTCGGGCAACGATGCGGCGCCTGCATTCAAGGCGCTGGGCGATGAGGTGGGCCGGCTGGAGCAGCAAGCCAAGGCGCTGCAAACCATCGACGCGTTGTCGGCTGACTTGGCCGAGGTGAAGGTACGGCAAGAGGCGGCTACGGCGGCTTTCCGCGATGCAACTGGGGTGCTTGACCAGTACAAGGCGGGCGTCAACGAGGTGAAGGCGGCAGAGGCTGCCAAGAACCTAGAGATTCGAGCAGCCATTGCGGCAGCGCAAGCAGCAAGCAACGAACTCAAGCATCTGCGCGCCACGACCGACGCTGCCGGCAAGGCCACGCTGGAGTACATTGACCGCGTGCGCGAACTGAGCGCAGCCGAGAAGGCTGGGCGCGATGCGGCGGCGGCTGGGCGGGTAGAGCGCGAAAAGCTCAAGATCGCGCTGCGCGACGCAAATGCAGAACTGGTGGCTGCGGGCCGGGCCTACCGCGATGCCAAGACGGCAGCGGACGCCACCACGACCAGCGTAACCAATCTGGACAAGGCAATTGACCGGCACAACCGTTCGCTGGTGGAAGCGGGCGGCGTGTCGATCAAGCTGGGCGACGCGCAGCAGCAACTGGCCGCCGATGTGATGCGGGTCAAAACCGCGATCACAGACCAGATTGCCGAGGTGGATCGCAAGGCGCGGGCCGAGCGCATCGCAGCGGAAGAATCGGAACGGCTGGCGCGGATTCAGATCGCCACCAGCAAGCAGCTTCAAGCCCAAGCACGGGCCGAAGCCGATGGCGTGATCCGCGACTATGCGCGCATGGAGCAAGCCCAGCGCGAGGCCGGCAAAGCCGCGCAAGAGGCCGGCAAGCGCATTGCCGACGCCTTTGGCGACACGGGCCAGAGGTCGGTGCAGGAAATCCGGGCCGAGATTCAGCGCGTGCGCGAATCCATGGCGCTACTGGCATCGAGCGGGGCGGCGACGGGGGCCGAACTGGATGCGGCCATGCGGCGCGGCGAGGTGCGCGTCAACGAACTGGAGCGAGAAATCCGCGAAGCCACCGGCGCCCTGACGCTGATGGACAAGGCCGGAAGCCTGCTCAATACCACGCTGGGGCAACTGGCGGCCTTTGTGTCGCTGGTGGAGATTGTGCAGCGCGCGGGCATGGCGTTTTTGACCGCCAATGCCAACATGGAGCGCATGAGGCTGGGCTTGGCTTCGGTGTTTGAGAGCGCGGAACTGGCGGAATCGCAGATTCGGTTCTTGCAACAGACTGCCGACCGGGCCGGCGTGAGCTTCAACGCAATCAGCGATGTGTTTTTGAAGTTCAGCGCATCGACGCGGCTGTCGAACATTCCGCTGGAGCAGACGAACGAGCTATTTGCCGAACTGACGCGGGTATCGGGCGTGCTGGGCCTGAGCGCCGACCGGGTAAACCGTTCGCTGGAGGCCATATCGCAGATCGCGGCCAAGGGCGTGGTCAACATGGAGGAATTGCGCCAGCAGCTGGGCGACAACCTGCCCGGTGCGCTGGCCCTGACCGCCGAAGGCTTGGGCGTGACCACGCGCGAGCTGTTCAAGATGGTGG